GCTCGCTCCGATGCACGTTGCGGCGATCAAGTCGCACCCCATGCGCGAGGCTCCGGTGGCGTGGCCTCATGACGGCGGGCGCGGCGCGAGCCTGATCAGCGGCGAGACGGTGATGCAGGTCTACCGTCGCCTGGGGATGAACATGCTGCCGACCCATGCGACGTTTGCCGGCGGCGGGTACAATTTCGAGGCTGGGATCGACGACATGAGAATCCGCTTTTCGAGCAACCGGCTCAAGATCGCTGCGCACCTGTCGGAGGTCCTGGACGAATATCAGGGCTATCACCTGGTCAACGGGCTCGTGAACAAGATCGACGATGACCTGCTGAGCGCCATCCGCGTCCTGTGCATGGACATCCGGCGGTCGAAGGCCATGAACGAATTCTCGGGCTTTTCGACCCGCCGGCGCGAGGGTAGGGCGCAGATGGCGGAGGGCGTCGACTTCGACGTGTTTTCCGGCGGCGACTCCTAGCCCTATTCAGGGCGTTGTCGCCACGGCCGCCCGCGCGTACCTCCCGAATTAGCCATCCTGGAGGCGCGCATGCCCGTGGACATCACCAACGTCGACCGCCGGAAATACGCTCTCGCGATGATCGAAGGCGACATCGCCGCGCTGCCGCCGGAGGAGCGCGAAAAATACCATGCGGTGCAGGCCGAATACGTGTTCGGCTCCGATCACAGGAAGGACCGCCACGGCGAGCCGATCGAGCAGGGTTTCGGGGCTCCGGGGCACGAGACCGGCAACCATTTTGCCGCCCTGCGCAAGCGCGAGCAGCAAGGCGAAGAGGAGCCCGGCACTACCGATCGGCTACTCGCGGAGTACCGCGCGAGGAAAAAGGGCACCGCGCCGCGATCGCAAATTATAGCGCCGCCTGCCGCCAACCGCCGCCGCGGCAATCCAGCCGGGCTCGTGAAGGCCCGCGCTGCGGCGGCGGCCAAGCGTGAAGCTGCTGCAGCGGAGCACAAAAATGGTTGACGAGCATGTGATGAAGGGCGCCGATGCCATCGGTGCACCAGGGCACGAGACCGAAAACCACTTTCTTGATATTCGCAAAAATGAAGGGGTTGAGGCCGAGAAGGCAGCCCGCGCGGCGGCGGCCAAACGCGCTGCGGCAGCCCAGGAGCCGCCCGATGCCGCTTGATTACGGCACCATGTCCGTTCCCGGCGCCTCCGCGCTCGGCCTGTCGCTGCAGGATCAGGTCGCCGGCGAGACCGACGAAGAGCGCAAGAAGCGCATGGCGGCGCTCGACGCATCGCGGCGAACCGGATTGTCGCCGGGGGCCTCAACCCTGATGGGAACGGGTTTGGGCTCGCTGCTGAGCGGCCTTGGAGGGGCGGCGGGCTTTGGCCGATGAAGGGCGATATGCCGCGACCAAGCCGCGCGTGATTCCGGATTGGGAACAGCGGCAATTTCACGAAACCATGCAGTTGTTTTCCGAGCTGCAGGTCTACCGCTCCGTTTTTGCCGGTCAGTGGGAGGAAGCCGCCCGCCTGGTGCTGCCGACCTCGAAGAACACCTTCTACTACGGCAGCTACAACTTCCCCGGCCAGAAAAAGACCCAGGAGCAGATCGACGCCTCCGGCGCGCTCGCGCTGCATCGCTTCTGCGCCATCGTCGACAGTCTGGTCACGCCGAAGAACCAGAAGTGGCATGGCCTGCGCCATCCCGACCGCAACGTGATGAAGGATCGCGGCGCGAAACTCTGGTACGAGCAGGTCAACCAGATATTGTTCGACCAACGCTACGAGGGCACGGCAAACTTCGCGGCGCAGAACTACAATTCGTGGCAGTCGGTCGGATGCTTCGGCAACTCGACGCTCTATTGCGATGCCCTCGATGCCCGCTGGAACGAAGGTCTCCCTGGCTTCCGCTATCGCGGCGTGCCGCTCGGCGAGACCTTCTATGGCGAAAACCACCAGGGTCAGGTCACGACGATGGTGCGCTGGTTCCGCGGCACCGCGGAACAGGCCGTCCAGAAGTGGGGCATCGCGTGGCTGCCGCCGATCATGCGCCCGGCACTGGAAAAGAACCTGCAGACGCCGTTCGATTTTCTGCATTGCGTCAGGCCGCGCGGTCAGAACGACTACGACCCGGAACGTCTTGATGAAAGAGGAAAGCCCTTCGAAAGCTACTATATCTCGATTCAGGGCCAATGCCTCATGGGACCGGAAAGCGGCTACCGCGTATTTCCTTTCACCGTATCGAGATACGACCAGACGCCGGGCGAAGTCTATGGACGCGGCCCCGTCCAGATCGTGCTGCCCGCGCTCAAGACGCTGAACGCGCAGAAATCGGCCTACCTGAAACAGGCCCACCGCAATGCCGATCCCGTGCTGCTGATGCCCGACGACGGCATCGTGAGCTTCAACATGGTGCCCGGCGCCAACAATTTCGGCGCCGTGACCGCCGACGGCAAGCCGCTCGTCCATACGCTGCCGATCGGCAACATGCAGGTATCGATCGAGGCGATGCAGGAGGAGCGCGGCATCGTCGACGACACGCTGCTGGTGTCGCTGTTCAAGGTGCTGACCGAGCATCCCGACATGACCGCGACGCAGGTGATTCAGTTGGTCAACGAGAAGTCGATGCTGGTGGCACCGACGCTCGGCCGGCAGCACGACGAAAAGGTCGTGGGCCTGGTGCGCCGCGAAATCAGCCTGGGCGCCGAACTCGGCATGTTCCCGCCGGCGCCTCCGATCCTGCGCGAGGCCGGCGTGCGCTTTCAGGTCGTCGACACCTCGCCGCTCGCCATGGCCGCACGCGCGGGCGAGGCCGCGGGCTTCATGCGCGCCGTCGAGTTCGCCCGCCAGATCGCGGTCGACACCCAAGACCCTGGCTATCTCGACCGGTTCGATTTCGACGCCGCTATCCCTGAGATCGCCGAGATCAACAACAGCCCGATCCGCTGGATGGCTGACGACCGCAAGGTCCAGTTGAAGCGCAAGTCCCGCGCCGATAACGCCGCCCGCGAACAGCAGATACAGGCGATGCCGGCTCAGGCCGCGATGTTGAAGGCGCAGGCGACGATGACCAAGGCCGGCGGCGTCGCGCAGCAACCGCCGCAGGGCGCGCAGCCGCAGGGAGCGTTGCAGTGAGCCAGAAACTCAAGCTGACCCGCGAACTGCGCGAATCCTGGCAATGCCGCTGTCTCGCCGAAAGCCGCGACCGGCTGTGGCGCGTCGTGCTCGCGGTGCTGGCCCACAATTTTGCCGATGCGCTGCTCGTGCTGCTCAAGGTGACGTATCCCAACTTCGCCGGCCTCAAGCGCCCGCTGATACTCGGCGGCGCCACCATCGAACGCAGCGGCAAGATCACCTGCGATATCATCAAGGATGGTGCCGCGTTCCCGGAGTGCGAGGTGATCTACGATTCTCAGGATGAGCTTGTCGCCGACTTCCGCCGGCTCGCCGATCGCCTCAAATTGAACGACGATGACCGACTCGGGATGATTACCGCCGTGCAGAGATGGGTCGTCGCCGATCTGCGCATCGATCACAACGGCCGGAGGCTCGCGTCGTGAAGCCGAAAATCGAATTGACCGATGACGATCTGGAGCGCGGCTTCGAAGAATACTTGAGCCGCACCGGAAAAGAGAAGGGCTTCAAGCAGGTATTGGCAAAGGCAATCAGGGCGGCGCTCGAACGTCATGCGGAGATCGTTCTGCCGTGAGCGCATATCAGCGCGTGCTCGAAAGCCTCGCCGACCGTAAGAAGGGATACGAGTCGATCCCGACCGATGCGCTGATCGATCTCGCGATGTTCTGCCGGGCGCACGAGACGGCCTACCATCCCGACGCGCGCCTGCACGCCGTGATCGAGGGCCGCCGCGAGGTATGGCTGCGCATCGAAAAATTCCTGACCATGGAACCCGAGCAGCTCGCCGCCATCTTCTATGGCGCCCGCAAGCTCAAGGAAATCGCGCACGACATCGGAGATGAGAAATGACCGACAACGCAGGAGGCGGAAATGCAGGCGGTAATGCTGGTGGTGCCGGTGGGACTGGCGGTAGTGGCAATGGCGCTGGCGGTTCTGGCGCTGGTGCGGGCGGAACAGGCGCAGCGGGCGGCGGCGCGAGCCCATGGCATAATGGCATCGATCCCGCCGTCATCGGCTACGCCCAGAACAAGGGATGGATCGACGCCGACCCGAAGGTGACGTTCGGCAAGGCGATCGAGGCCTACAGAAGCGCGGAATCCAAGCTTGGCGTGCCGCCCGACCAGCTCGTCCGCGTGCCCCTGCCGAATGCCGCGCCGGCCGATCTCGATGCCTTCTGGACGCGCTTCGGCGCCGTCAAGGAAGCCAAGGATTTCGGCCTCGACGGCATCAAGAACGCCAAGGGGGATGCGCTCGATGCCAGGCTCGCCGAGGCCATCGCGACTTCCGCCATCGCCGCCCGCGCGCCGAAGGGGGCAGTGCTGGCGGTGACCGGGGCCGTGCAGAAATACATCGACGGCATCGTGGCCGAGGAGGAGACGATCGCGACCACAAATAAGAATGAACAAATGGCCGCGCTCAAAAAGAATTGGGGCACCAACTACGAAAACAACCTGATAGATGCTAATCGGACCTTCACCAAATGGGCGATGGCCGCTGGCGTGGATGAGGCCAAGGCGAAGCAGGCCATCGACGCAATATCCCATATCGGCGGCGTCGGCGCGGCGACCGTGATGGAAATGCTGCATGCGCTCGGCCGCCGCATGAGCGAGGACCGCTGGATCGAGATGCCGCGCACCGGCCCGTCGGGCATGCCGCAATCGCAAGAATCCGCCAAGGCGCGCATGGCCGAACTGCGCAAGGATGCCGCCTGGGTCGACCGCTGGTCGAAGGGAGGCGTCGCCGAAAAGGCCGAATACAAGAAGCTCTTGGAGGTCATGACCGGACAATCGAGCTACGCCGTGTGAGGAGAAGCGTCATGCCACTCAAATCTGGAACCAGTCAGGCCACCGTTTCGAAAAACATCTCCGAGCTGCGCCATAGCGGGTATGGGCAAAAACAATCGATTGCAATCGCCCTTAGTCAGAAGCGCAAGAGCGCCGCCGCGAAGAAAAAATCCTGAGCAGGGCGTTGTCGATTTTGGTCGTTCCGGCGTATTGCGCGAACGTGACCCGAGAGTCCCGCGGCCCCGAAAGGACAAGCCAGAGGTTGGGAGTACGGCCCCCCTAGCCGGACAAGGCCGCATCTGATCGCGCTAAGGCATCGGTAACCGCCGATGCCTGGAGGCCCCGCGTAGCTGCGGACAAGCCATAGCCGAATTCTGCATGAATCTGCGGAGTTTGACATGGCTGAAAACCAGGGCGTCTCAGCGCTATTTACTGCCGAATACACGGCCAACGTCGAGCTGCTCCTGCAGCAAACGCGATCGAAGCTGCGCGGCAAGGTGCGCGAGGGATCGCACACCGGCAAGATGGCGTCGCCCATCAATCAGTTCGGCTCCACGGTGATGAAGGCGCCCAAGGGCCGCTTTGCGCCGATGGACCATACCCAGCCCGACACCCTGCGGCCCTGGGTGTTTCCGATGCCCGGCGAACTGCCGCTGCTGATCGACTCGTTCGATCGCCTCGAAACCATCGTCGACCCCCAAGGGCCGTACACGCAATCGGGCGCCGCCGCGGTCAATCGCTGGTGGGACGATTCGATCATCGCCGCGTTCTTCGCGACGCGCCAGCTCGGCACCGACATCGGCTCGCTGACGCCGGATAGCTTCTCGACCTCCAACTTCCAGGTCGCCTCGACCTTCGGCTCGTCGGCGGCTTCCGGCCTCACGGTGGCGAAGCTGATCGAGGCCAAGCGCATCCTGGAGCACTACCACAACGACCTCGAGATGGACATGCCGTGCGTGGTCATCGGATCGCAACAGCATGCCGACCTCCTGAACCAAGTGCAGGTGGTCTCCACCGAATTCAACGAGCGTCCGGTGCTGGTCAACGGGCGCGTGAAGAACTTCCTCGGCTTCGACTTCGTGGTGTCGGAGCGCCTGTCGACCGCCTCCAACGTGCGCAACATTCCGGTGTTCGTGAAATCCGGCATGTATCTCGGCGTGTGGATGGACATGACGACCTACGCCGAATATCGCCCCGATCTGTCCGGCCGCCCGCTGCAACTGCTCATGCAGACCATGACCGGCTCGGTGCGCCTGCAGGCGGGCAAGGTCGTGTCGATCCTGTGCTCGGATACGTCCGGGGCAGATATTACGCCCTGAGATTTAGGAGCCGCCCATGGCCGCCGAACAGATCAAATCCACTTCGATCACGAACCTCGACTCGACGCCGATCATCTTCAACACCTCGGCGCAAGGCGCGACGGGCCGCCCGGTTCAGGTCGACGACTGGGCCGCCTGTTCCGCGACGCCATTGCAGAGCACGAAGTCGTTCTACCGCATCATCCGCTTTCCCACCGGCGCAATCGTGAAAAGCGTGAGCATCGCGACGGACGTGGGGCTCGATTCCGGTTCGCACGCCCTGGTGATGGACTTCAACGTCGCTTGGTCGGATTCGACGGTGGACGGCACTCCGCTCGCGTTCCAGCTCGGCACGCTGGGGCTGGCGGCGACCGAGGCCGTGATCCCGACCACGGCATTCGACGGCAAAACCACCACCACGATCGCGGCCTATTCGAGCCCGAACAAGCTGTTCGGCTCATACACCATGTCATCCGCAGGCAATGCGCTCGGGCCGACCGATATCGTTTTCAACGGCACCAATGCCACCCTCGCCTTCAAGACGCTCACTTCGCAGCCGATGTGGCAATATTTCGGCTACACCGACGGTCGAGGAAATCCGGTTGATCCCGGCGGTTATTTCGATCTCATCGCCTATGTCTCGACCGCTGCCGGAACGGGTGTCGCCGGCAACATCTATGTCAAACTGTCCTACGGGCTGTAGAGAATGGCAACCTGGTACATTGCCGGCAAGCGCGGGATGAACAACAATCCCGGCACTCTCAACGTCGCCACGTCGAGCGTCGGCAACAGCTATGAGGTCGAACTCCGGATCAACAGCCTCGATGCCAACAGCGTCGCGCTGTCCAAGCTCGATGTCCTGAAAATCGTGAAGGTCATTCAGGACTATATCGAACAGAACGGCATCACCGGCAATGCTGGCGCCGACATTCCGCCGCTTTAGGAGAGCCTCATGGACCCAACCAGCACAATCCAGGAAGCTCTCGTTCAGAGCACGACCACCAACACGCCCGACGGGCAGACGGGGACGTTCAATATCGGCAAGCAGAACGAGCAACTGCTGTCGGAAATTCATGGCCCTTATTTTGCCGCCGGCATCCGCCGCAGCCTGTTCACCTTCAACGTGACGGCGGTGACGGTCCCCGTCGTCGCCTCCGCGCTCGTCTCCGTCTTCTCGCTCTACAATCCCACCTCCGGCGGCAAAGTGCTGGAATTGGTCGACTTCGACATGGGCAACCTGTCGACCACCACCGTCATCGACGTGGTGGGTTTGTACTGGTCCGGCGCTCCGCTCGGCGACAAGGGCACCTTCTCGACGCCGAGCGTCTTCGGCACCAATCATTTCGGCGCATCGCCGGGCCTAGGATCGCCCGTCGGCATTCCCTATACCGCCTACACCCATTCGGGAACGCCGGCGCGCATCGCCATCCTCAATTCCGCCAATACCACGACGGACGTGACGGGCGTGCCGCTCCACTACGACTTCAATGGCAAGATCGTGCTCTATCCCGGCGATGTCGTGTCCGTCGCAGCCTCGACCGCCGCCATGCACGCCTTGACCACCGATCTCGCTATCCGCTGGGCGGAATGGCCTGTGCCGGCCTAACAGGAGAGAACCATGTCAGATACCTCTTTGAACTATGGCTTGGTTCAGAACCCGGCCCAGACGAACACCCCCGACGGTCAGTCGGGCGATCTGAATATCGGCAAGCAGAACGAACAGCTCGTGGCCGAAATCCATGGCCCCTGGTATCAGGCGGCCATCCGCGGGGCGCTGTTCAGCTTCAACGTGACCGCCAAGACGATCAATGTGATGTCGGCGGCCTATGTGTCGGTGTTCGCACTCTACAATCCGATCGGCTCCGGCAAGATCGCCGAAGTCGTCGACATGGACATGGGGCTTTTGTCCGGCACCTTGGTCGTCAACGTGCTCGGGCTCTATTGGGCCGGCGCGCCGACCTCCTCGGCCTCCACCTTCACGACGCCATCGGTATTTGGGACCAACCATTTCGGCGGCGTTCCCGGCAAAGGCGGCAACGCGATCATCCCTTACACCGCGCTGACCCATTCCGGAACCCCGGCCCGCATCGCGGTGCTCAATTCCTGGAACTCGACCGCCGTTGTGGTCGGGACGCCGATGCATTACGACTTCAACGGCAAGTTGCTGCTCTATCCTGGAGACCTGATCTCGGCGGCTATGTCGACTGCCGTATCCACGTCGTCTTCGGTCGACCTCGGCATCCGCTGGGCGGAATGGCAGTTGCCGGCGTAGCATGCTGCCGATGGTCCAATTGGATGCGCCGCCCGCGGAAGGGCTGCGCAATCCGTTCATGACCAGGGCCGATACCGAGGCGGTGTTGGCCCTTCTTCGTGAGGTCAGGCCGAAGCGCATCGTCGAGTTTGGCATCAACTATGGTGCCACCGCCCGCGAAATCCTTGCCCGCGTGCCCAGCATCGAGGAGTACGTCGGCATCGACATTGTGCCGGGCGCCAAGCTGCCGCTCAAATTCCAGTGGCCGGAAATCCCGATGTTTCCGGGGCGCGAGGTCAAGGGCGACAAGCGCATCAAGGTGCTGGTACGGCCGCGAGGTTCCTATGAGGTTCATCCAGGTGAAATTGGTCAGGTCGACGCGGCCATCATCGACGGCGATCACTCCGAGGCCGGCGTCGAGAACGACACGATGCTTGCCTGCCGCTGCCTCCGGCCGGGCGGCGTCATCATCTGGCACGACTATTCGGCCACGACGAACACCGAAGTCCCGGCCGTGCTGCATCGCTGGCGCGATGAAGGCTGGCTGATCTTCTGGGCCGCAGGGACGGCGGTGGCTTTCCTGCGCAGTATTCAGGGCGTTGTCGGTCTCGCGGCCTCCGCGTAATCGTCGCGGCATGGACCGCACCGCCGAAGACCATATCCGATGCGCCCGCGAGGCCCTCACCAACGGTCTCCCCGGCACCGCGAGCGACCACTACCGCGCTGCCGTCGCGCTCGATCCGGCGAACACCGAAATCCGCATGGAATATCTCGTCAATGCCCTGATGATGCTTGGACATTGGAACGCGGCGCATGCCGAGGCGGAAATCCTCGTTGCGATCGATCCGAACCATCTCCGCGCCTGGCATGCCATGGGCTGCATCGAGCACCAGCGCTGCAACGCACCATCGGCGATTGCCGCCTTCGAGCGCGCTCTGGCAATCGAGCCGCGCGACATCAAGGTCCGCCTCGATCGGGCCGGCTTGGCGCTGGACCTCTGCGACTTTCATACCGTCGTCGCCATGTGCCATCCGATCATCAAGTCCGGCGGTCAAAGCGCCGCCGACGCACTGGCGCTCATGGCGATGGCTGCGCACCGCGACGGCGCGCATGAGGATTCAATCCTACTGTTCGATAGGGCGATCGAAGGCGGCTGTTTCGGCGGCGACGGCGTGCGCTCCAACCGGGCGCAGCCCTTGCTATGCCTCGGGCGTTATCGGGAAGGCTGGTCCGACAACGAATATCGCTACCAGCAGCATTCCGAGCCCGGTCTCGGCGCCGCGGCGAAGCGCTTCAACAAGCCGATGTGGGCGCCGTTCTTCGGGTGTGCGGCCGGAACGCGCATCCATGTCCATCAGGAAATGGGATACGGCGATACCTTCGCCATGGTCCGCTACCTGCCGCTGCTGGTCGCGCAGGGCTTCGAAGTCAGCTTCGAATGCGATTCGGCGTTAGTCGCGCTGATGGCGCGCAGCTTCCCCGATGTGAAGGTCATGCCCTATGCGCCGGATTACCCAGGTACGCTCGGCATTCCCGACTTCGACTACCACATCCCGACCATGAGCCTGCCGTTCATGTTTGACACCGAGGTCGACACGATCCCGTGGCGCGGGCCATATTTGAAGACGTGCCGCACAGGAAACATCAACAAAGTTGAGGAGCGCCGTCGGATTGGCCTCTGCTGGTCGTCCGCCTACGTCGATGCCAGCCTCAAGATCATGGCCTATGGCCGCCGCAAATCCATTCCGGCCGCCGATCTGTTGCCGTTGCTCAACATCCGCGACCGCTTCATCTCTTTGCAGGTCGGCCTTGGCCGCGACGAGCACAAGAGCGTCCTGATCGATGACGTGCTGCCGGCCAATCCGACCTGGGACGATACGGCCTCGCTGATCTCCACTCTCGATCTCGTGATCACGGTCGACACTGGCGTTGCGCATCTGGCCGCCGCCATGGGCAAGCCGGTGTGGCTGATGCTACACAATCAGGGCACATGGCATTGGATGGCCAAGCGGCCGGGCTCGCCATGGAACACCCGCAGCGCGTGGTATCCGTCGGTGCGGATTTTCCGCCAGCAGAAGGCGAACGAGTGGGGCGACGTGATCGATGAAGTTCGCGCTGCGCTGGCGCAAGACACGGAGATGGCCGCATGAAACGACATACGTTCTGGTTCGCGGCCATCGTCATCCTGCTGGCTATGATCGGCTTCAACCTGGCGCCCCGCGCCCAGGAACGCACCAATACCGATCACGTCATGCCGCTCGGCTATTGCCAACTGACGGCTTCCGGCACCGCAGCGCTGATCTCGACGTGCAGCGGTGGTATCCCGGCGC